AAAATGCTTCGGATGCGGAAAGACTGGACACATTAAACCACAATGTCCACAACGTAAACGTAGCGACTCTAGATGGAGAAATCCTGACATGGAACAACAGTCGTCTGATTTGGTGGCTCGGCTGAATGCCGCCAATGACGTCATTAAAGAATTGAGAAAGGAAAATGACAAAGAAGAAGAAAAAGCCCGAGCTCGTCGCGACAAGGAGGAGCAGGCTGCAGCTGATGCTGAAGAGAAGATCGGTCTCGAGGACGATTTGATGGACCAAAATTTCGGAAAGGAGTTTTCTTTTAAACTTCCAGTTGGATCAAGGACCGTCCCCGAGTTCGATTACGAATGGAGCTGGTTTCAGTGGTTCTTGTTCGTTTGTTTTCTCGCCGGCTTCCTGCTGTCTTTTCTTCTTATTCTCACCGTGATGATCATCGACCACTCCGGTCCCCTTAATCATTTCCTCAATGCATTTGAATTCCGACGCGATTGTGCAAACATTTGTGTCTCACATGCTTTCACCTTGGCACGTTCTCAGAACATGCCGTGGAATGAGGAATGTGACTATATTTGTGAATATGGATTAAGTCTCGGGGATTGGTTTGATATATTCATGGTTCTGAACTTTGTTGTTTTCATTGCATGTTCCTTCTCTTTCTTCTGGTGGATTTTCCGGGGAAAGAATGTTTTCGTCTGGGAGGACGAAATCACAGTCACTTACGAAGCCATTGTAGCTGACCGTATGGACCATTATATCGTCGAGGCGGACGATCATGACCTGCGGGCGGACGCTGCATCCTTGTCCAGCGTCAAGCACAAAGACCCGTATATATGCAAGGTGATTAGAACAGAATCCATCAAGGGACGTTGGATGTCTGGTGATGACTCAGAAGAGGAAGATGAAGATGACGATGATGATCTAGTCATCGATCAAGTCTTGAATGAGTCAGAGTTCTATGTCTCACTTGAATATGTAGTCCAGATGCTGGGAGCACGTGGAATGGACTACGGTCGAACTTTTGAAGAGGCCAAGACCAATTTCCAGCAGATCTCCGGAAGGATTCAAAACGTCAATCTTGACCGTTTCCGGGGAGCTTCCTTGGCCCTTATCCCAAACTCCGTCGAATTTGCGACGGCCGTTTTTTCCTCGCACAAACAGGAACGCGGCCCGGCGGAGTTCCCCCGCTCGCACCCCGTCTGAACCCGCCGCGAGTGGTGGGCTATGGCTATCGGCATGAGGAGGTACCACTTGACCCCCCTGGTGAGACAAAGAAGCACGTTCTTGAGGCTACCGCTGCCCCGAGAGATGCTTCTTTTCGACCAGGAGTCTTGGTCTCGTTGGGTTGTCACGTCTCAGGCGTGGCGCCTCCAAAGCCTGATTTGTCAGATGCCCCCACCGCGGAGGCGGGTGTGAGAAAGAGGTTTTTGGCCCAGCCCCCCATTCCGAATCCGGAGAAGCTTAAAGATTTAAAGCGATTCGTTGTTGATTGGGTTGGCAAGAACCTCGTTCCCTTGGACTCTTTTGCAGATACCTCTGTTGAGACCTGGTTGGCGAAATGCAATTATCCGGCCTATCGCAAGGCTGAATTGTTGAATTTGTGGCAAACTTATTCTGGTGTTTTGACGAAAAGAGACGGACAAGTCAAATCGTTTATAAAGGACGAAACTTATATCTCTTTCAAACACGCGCGTGCAATCAATTCACGCACAGATTTATTTAAATGCTACGTCGGACCGATCTTTCGTCTCATTGAAGAGCAAGTCTACAAATTACCTAATTTCATCAAGAAGATCCCTGTTGCTGACAGACCAAAATACATTGTCGAGCAACTCGAGCGCTTGGGTTGTAAATATTTTGAGGGTGACTTTACTGCGTATGAGTCACACTTTACCCGTG